CCTTGACCAAAGATAGCTTCCATGATCTCAGCATGGCGAGTCTCTACTGCTTGTTGGGTGGCGGGGGTTACGATGCGTGAACGCTCAGACTCACGGGTTTTGTCTTCAGATGCCCACTGACCACGAAAGATGCGCTCGTATTCCAGATAATCAGGCAGGTAGTTGGTGTCTCTCCAATCACGCCAGCGGTTGCAATGGTCAGTAACAAAATCAGTCAGGTCTTTATCAGCCTGTGTAGGCTCATAAAACTCACCTTGCTCTAGCTTTTCTTGATTATCTGTTGCCATAGTGTTACCTTATAGACGAACCGATTGTATTGCCAAATGGATCGCTGTACATGGGAGAGGTTTGAGGTGCTGGCATCCTTAAATCTTGAGGTGTTGCAAAAGGACTCAATCCTTGTTGAATTCGATACAAAGCAAAACGCTCTGCTTTGTCGTAAATCTCTGGAGTTGGCTCACCACCACGACTCAAAATATCAATTTCTTGTGCGGTAAGAGTGGGCACTATTAAAGGATATTGAATAGTTTGACCATTTACCTCAAAGGAAGATGACAATTCAGTCATCGTCCCACCTTCTGATGTAGGAATTGGGCCAAAAAACCCTTTTCCTTTTGCCTGTATATTGTCCTTTAGAGATTCAGAGTATCTAAACCCATAAGGCGCAAGGTTGCCATAACTAGAAATTCCCAAATAGTCTCCAAATAGTCCCTTGACTATGCTGGATTCATTTTGGTTCATTTCCTCGTTCATTAAACCCCCGATATGATGTCTACAGGCTCCCACTCTTCATCTTCTTCACTCTCAAAGTAAGATGTTACAGCCAATTGGTCAATATAACTCAAAGCATCAGGAAGGTCATCATGTACGCCATTGGCAGGAAACATCAAGAGTTGGTCAGTGAAGTCATCCCAATCTTCCTCTGAGTTCAGCACAATACGCCCATGCTCAAACCGCCCTTGGAGACTCCAGATGATTCTGTCTGTCTTTTTCCTGTTGCCATGCGTTAGGTCAACTATGTGCGAATATACATTATTTTTCCGCATCAAGTCACTGAGGTAGGGCAAAACAGCGTTTTTAAGTGCCCCACGCTCGATTCCCACCGAAATTGGCCTGTAATCCCGCATCTTTATCAGGATTTTGGCAGCAGTTTCCCGAATGTCCCACCGACCATGGTCAATCTCTTTGACAAACCACTTGCCATCATCAGTGACTTTGACCACTGCAATGGCACTTTCATCTAGTCTTTTTTTCGCGTTAGCAGCTTGTTTAGCCACTTCTTCAAATCCTGCCAAATCGATTGCAATGAAGTAACTACCATACTCAGGTTCCACACCATATTTGATCCAATCTTCTTTAAAAACATCGCTTCCTGCGTTGTCAAAGGATGCCAAGTACTCCTGCTTGAAAGCAAAGGAACTCAGCGTCTTCTTGGCAGACTCAATTTCAGTTGGGTCTATCAATGGGTTGTCTTGGGTTGTGAAGTGCCAGGACTTCCAATCAGGGTCAGATTCCTCTTGGCCCATCTTGAACAGATCATAGAACCAGTTGCGACCCTTGGGAGTGCCAATGAATATGGCTCTGCCCTTTTTGTCTGACAAAGAAGCACGAATCACCTGTTCCCAAGCTTCAGGCTTAATGTCAGCAACCTCGTCTAGCACCGCATAGGTCAGGGACACACCCCGCAGGGTATCTGGTCTATCAGCACCACGAACATAAATCTTTGCACCATTTATCATGGTGATGTCCATATTGTTGATGTGACTGTTTTGGATAACATCCCGTCCAATCTCTAACAGTACATCCCAAATAATCTGCCTTGCCTGTCCATTGGTAGGCGCAACATAGAGAACTGCACTTCCTGCTGGGCAACGCAATGCTTCAATAATTAGCGTAGTAGCCGCTAACCTAGACTTGCCACAACGCCTACCCGCAGCCACAACCTTAAACCTTGTTTTGTCAGTAAAGACTGTTTGTTGCCAAGGCAGGAGTGAGAAGTTGAGGTCAGACATTTTTTGTTTCTACATCAGTCACATCTTGCAAGGGTTCAATCTCTACGCCACCAATGCCTGTGATGTTGATGGTAACGGCATTCCTTTGTTTGCCTTCTTTCTCAAACAGACTGACAGGAAGCATCCTATCCATACAGAGTTTGAGCATAGCGGCTTGTGCTGGGTGTTCATCATTCATAGCAATCTCAATTGCTTTGTGAACGACATTGGAACCTGCACTGTTTATCAGGAGGTCTTTGAGTTCTTTGATGCGCTGAACTTCAGTCTTTGGCAGGAGAGCCGCAGGTCTTTCAGCATAGGTAGCCATAGTGAACTTCTTGTTCACAGCACCCTTGGGGCGACCTTTTTTCTTTAGGTTGTTTGGCAGTGCATCAATCACATTCATACTTTACCCAGTTATGGAAGTAGTATAGGTTGTTGGGGATGAATTACCAGAGATGGCGCAAACACTCTACAGAGGCGGCAACCACATGAACAATCCAACACGGCTAGGGATTCGGGACAATAACTTGAACTTCCCAATTCAAGCATCTAAATCCCCATGCGTGTTAGCTGTTGGTGAGATTCGAACTCACGGAAGCCCAAGTATTGCCCATGACGGCACTCAAGTCTCTTTAGTCATGTCACCAATAGACCAGACTCTGGCACAACTACTAACAACAACAATGTAACTCACTTTCTTTCGTTTGACAAGTGGGGTAAACCCTAGTACATTGTTCACGGGGCCATCACCCAGCCCTCTATGCGGTGGAACCGACCAATTAGGATAATCGTAGCGAGTCAGGCGACTCTTAAGTAGCCCCCCATCATTCGGGATGAATCATGGCAAGGTGAACGGGAAATGTAGTCTGAGCCACTTGTCTGACAAACAAGATACTGGTTAGCTTAGATAAACAAGAGGTTCACTTCTGAAAAGAAGACTAACCCTACACGGGTGCCTGAACTCGTCTATACCCTACCACCACCCGTCTGTAGCACCTTCTCCCTTCCCAACAAAAGTCTAATTTCACCTTTTTTGTGGATGGGAGGCACCACAAAATCTCTCACACCACGACCACCCCCTCCCCCCCTACATTGTTGCGCCACTACAACACAGGGTAAACCCTTAAGGGTAAACGAGTAAGGGTAAACCCTGAGAGGGTAAACCCTAGGTAGTAGAAACCCTTAGATTAATTAACCGACCGGTCGGACGGTTTATGCGTAAATTGCATAGGCACCTTACTAAGGTAACCTGACTAAATCGATTGCACACACAATTGCATACAGTATTGTATACACTATACAAGAACATAGATTGTTATCTTAATACTTTATGATTCATAGGGTTTTCATTCTATAAATAGTGGTAAAAACTAGGGTAAACCCTCTCACCGATCAACTGGCAGAACCGTTAATATTAGTGACCAAAGCAGAAAAGCATTGGTTCTTCAATCAACTCAACAGGTGTCAATATGAAATCAAACCGCGCAGAATATCTCAATTTCTTCACCAACTGGCTGCACTACCAATTTCCAAGAAATGCGGACATTGTGCATAACGTACTTATTATCCGCGAAGTGCGGCTTATCGTTGACACTGACAGCGAAGCGGCATATTGGGGTGATAGGGATTGTTGGACAATGCACGACATAGCAAACAAACGCATTCAAGCTCGTGCCATTGAAGCGGTGACAGCATGAATCAATACTTCACTTTCCCCAATGAGCAAACCGCCCGCGATTATCGGCATGAACATGGCACTGGTGGCTGGATTTTTGTCCCTGAAAACGACAAACCCACGTTTCACCCTTACCATGCTGCCATTCTGTTTCCCTCTGAATTTACCCCTAGTGCCATCTTCAATCACCCTTTCACCAAGGGTCGCACTGGTAAGTTGATCGGGGCACAATGATGGACTATCAAGACAAAATTGTAGTTATCGGTTCGGCCTTGGCTTTCATGGCCTTGGCTTTCATCATGTGGACAACTTAAAATCAAGGCTCAAGGGGATTATGTCCCCTTTGGCCTGGGCTTTGGCTTAGGGTTCTTCAACTTTTTAATAGGTGTCACATGATCGCAATTCACACAAAATACATTAGCCCCACGAATACCCGTGGCGCACGAATCAAAGCATATACAGCCGATTGGGGCGACAGAAAAGGCTTTGCTGCCACTATCCCTTATCCTCATGCCCTCAGTTATGAGGCTTGCCACTTTGAAGCAGTTAAAGAGCTTGTTTCAAAAAACAAACTTGATTGGAATTTGAACGATATGCGCTTTGGTGACAGTGCTGATGGCAAAGGCTATTGTTTTTGCTTTGATCTTTCAAAGGTCAACGCATGATTTACGCCACCCTTGCACTCATTCTTAGAATACTAACCCGCAAAAAATGAAAGGCTTTGAAATGAAGATCAAAACAAGTGAATTAATAGGTTCCGCCCTTGATTGGGCGGTAGCGAAGTGTGAGGGATACGAAGACAAAGATTTTTGCTTAGACGATAAGTATTTTCGAGATGAAGATGACGTTTGGTATTCACCCTCTACAGATTGGTCACAAAATGGGCCGATCATTGAGCGGGAGGGAATCAACATCATTCAAAGTGGTTCTTGGTTCGCAGAAATGGATGCCGACCATAGCGGCGGCGTTATCCATGCCGAAGGCGGCACACCCTTGATCGCCGCCATGCGGTGCTATGTGGCAAGCAAGCTGGGTGATGAAGTTGAAATTCCAGAAGATCTAAAATAAAGTCAGTTCACACTAACTAAGACCGCCTTCGGGCGGTTTTTCTTTTCCCACTTTAAGCCCTTGCAAGCCATTGGGGTCAATCACCATGCACCCATCACAAGAAAAGCCCCTTAAAAGCCCTTTTAAGCCCTTTGGCAAGCCCTTTTGTGGTCAATCATCATCTTGGTTTGGCAGTGTAGTGACAAGGCCCACATAGTTTAGGTTCATCTCAGGGTCAAGCCCACAATTGTAGAAGTGGCCCGCTTGGTCAATGGCAACCTTCAATCCCTGCGTCATGTTACCGCCGCCGATCAATTCCAGAATGGCCCTTTGTTCGGGGCTTAAATCCAGTTTAAAGTCCGTCTGGGTTCTTAATGGGTTTATCTTGTTTGCCATTAATCTGCTCACGCCAATATAAAGCTATTAATAATGCCTCTGCCCTGTTTCCATCTTTTTTGCGGGTCAACTTGGCTTCAGGCCAAAATGATCGGGCAAGGTCTAGGCTTTCGTTTTTATCGCTTGTCAAGTGAAAATACTTTTTCCATTTCTGAGGTGTTACTAGGTGGAAAGGGTAATTTGTTAATTCAGCAACAGCAGATATAACGCCAACTGCCCTGCCAAACTGAAAACTGCTGGCAACCCCTTGCCCTGGCATTGAATGCACTGATTCCATGCAAATCTCTGCCCCTTCCCTTGGATCAATGCACCGCAATATCATGTTTTTGAATACGAGGGGCAATATATTCTTATCTTTATGTTCGATCATAAAAGAGTCCAAATAATCTCCATTTGCATCCAATGCGCCAACTGCGCCGCTTATGCTGCCTGGGTCAAGCCCGATCCAGATGGTCATATTGGGCTTTCATATGGTTCGTCAAATCTGTTTTTATTCCACGCCATAAGTGAGTCGGGCATGACTCCAGTTCCTTGGCCCTGTGCCATGCTTGGCCCTTCCACCCTGGTTGCTTGGCAAGGTGAACAAGCCATTCCAAGGTCTCCTGATACAACAAGGGCTGAGTTGATAAGGTGCTGCGAGACTGCAAAACCTTGTTTTCGTTGTTCAAGTATTTCATGGGCTTGGGTTTTGTTCATTTTGTCATCTTTTCTTTAAAACCTTGATAAAAATCACCACTGTCCATCAGTTTGAAAAGACCGAAACCTTCTTCAAAATAAACTGTATATCGCTCGCAAATGTAGTCGGCATATTCCCTCTCAAGTTGAGATGTTCTCATTGCGGCCTCGAATTCTTGCTCAGTCATGGGAACCCTTGCAATTTCAGCGGCTGCGCGGGTGATTGCTAGGCGAGTGGCTTCAGCAGTGTTAATGCCCGTCCTGACGAAAACCAGCGGTGTATCTTCTTTGTACCGCACCTGCACATTCCCTTGATTGATGGTGATCTTCATCTCCAACTTCACCGCTAAACGCAGTGCATCGCCATCATCGGTAATGGGGTTCCAAGGCTTTGCATCAAAGATGTTAAATCCTGGCGGCAAGCGAGTGCAGTTACGCCACACACCATTGGGGTCTTTTATCGCGTTGATTCTCGCCCCTTTTGCAGCCAACTCTATCAGTTCACTATCAGTCATATTAACTCCAATGACTGCTGTGCAGTGCGGATGTTCTGCAATTCCATGTAGGCAGGGTTCAACTCACAGCCAATGTATTGCCGCCCAAGGTTCTGCGCCACTTGTGCCGTTGTGCCACTTCCCATGAATGGGTCAAGCACAATGCCTCCAATAGGTGCGCCAGCAAGGATGCATGGTTCAATTAGTTCTGATGGAAATACTGCGAAATGTGCGCCAGCGTAAGGTTTAACTGGAACTAACCAGACGCTTCGTTTGTTTCTGTCTTCTCTAGGAATATACATACGTCCTTCATCGTTTCTTAAAGTTGCAGAAGCATCGCCATCTCTAAATTTTCTTGGTTTGCCCATGCTTTCAACAGGTTCTTTTAATGCATCAATGTCGTAATAATATTTTTGTGACTTGCTTAATAAAAAAATGTACTCATGCGCCTTAGTGCATCGGTCTTGCACACTCTCAGGCATAGGATTAGGCTTGTGCCAAATAATGTCTTGGCGCAGATACCAACCATCAGCCCTTAGTGCAAACGCCAGCATCCAAGGAATGCCGATAAGGTCTTTGGTCTTTAATCCTGCCTCATGCAACTTGTCTAGATTGCGGTCATTTGCTGGCATATTGTTTCTGCCTTCACGCTGATATTCGGGGCTTGCTCGAGCAAATCCATTGCTGTTGCAATAGCTGTCCCCAATGTTTAACCACAGTGTCCCATCGTCCTCCAGCACATCCCACACACAGCGGAACACCTCAACCATAGCTTGTATGTATTCTTCGGGGCTTTCCTCTAGTCCTAGTTGGTTGTCAACACGGGTAGAACCACACTTCTTACAAACATCTTTGTATTGTTTTTTATAACCTTCTTGGTTTCTGTCAGCTCGTTGACCACCATGTTTATTTTCACTTTCAACATGGTCACAGGTAATATCACCACCCTCCCACTTTGCTGTGCCGTAGTCTCTAAGCCCATAATAAGGGGGGCTAGTCACGCAAGTCTGTGCTTTGATACCTTGCTCTTTCCATCTCCGCATGGTTTCCCTGCAATCACCAAATTCAATTTTGTTCATTGCCGCCTTAATTGAGCCAAACGCTCTTTGATGTGATCGGGCATTGGAGAGGCTTTGGCAATGTCTGCCTTGATCTTGGCTAGGGCAGGGTCTACAAGCGGTTTAAACGCCATTTCAGGCACTTCTGCGCCATCCCAGCGTTGTTGGTTCAGATAGACCAATGGAGCAGGGATAAACGCCCCATTTGCCTTTAGCCATTGCTCTGTGGTCTTCATCCAGGCTAGGTGCTTGATTATCTGGTCTGCTTGGGTATCGCAGTAGGACTTATCCCAAACCTTCTTGCAAGCCGATTTAGCACCTTTTCTGGGACTACTAGGCCATGCCTTCCAAAAGTCTTCAAACATCATTTGCCCCCACTCATCATGTATTCTTTAAAGTCTTCATAATAATCCCCACGTTCCATCAGTCTTATCAAGACATGATTATTGCCAACAGTGTGGTGATCCTCAATGAACTCTGCATATCGGTCTTCCAACTCGTATGTGTTCATTTTGTCCTCAAACTCTTGTTCAGACATAGGTTCTCCAAGGGTGGATAGACTGAGTATCCTTCCCTCTCCAGACTTGTCAGTGTTCATTATTGACTCCTATTAAGATTGAAAAACTAAAAAAGCCCCAAGTGCGCTTGACGGGTTTGTTCGCTTATACATCTGGCCTTGTTTTCCACCGTGTACCAGATGCTTCAACAGTCGCCAAACCAACGCTGTTCGCCTTTTGCCCTTGGGTGTGTAGGGTGCGGTGTTTTCTTCCAAGCCGTCCATGCAAACGCTCTGCTATCGTGTGGAGTACGATCAAGAACGCAAAAGGCCACTTACTACTGCGTTCCAGTGCTGACCCACTGTCCCTTTCGGGGTGAACGCATGAGTAAATGGCCTCATGTTTCGTCTATGCGGGTCAGCGCTTTTGACGAACGAAATATACACCATAAAAAAACAGGTTGTCAAGTAGGGGTTTTCCTGGGTACAAAAGAATCTCCAAATCTGCTAGGAAGTTGTAAGAAGTCGTAACATCCACGGCGAAAGACTGACATTCTCAGTTCTTTGCCATCATACTTTTCTGTGGTTGACCCATTTTCAATTCTCATGGCTGCACCACTGATGGCCCTGTTCATCTCCATGCGCCCGTACTCAGTCAGATGCCACTTTTCTTGATGGTTGATGACATAGCCAAACCTCTCCAGTTCAGGCAGGTATCTTTGATAGTGAAACGATACAGAGTTGTTGTCTGTATGGCTGTGGGTCATCTCAAGCATTGTCCTTGGGCCACTTGATAGGCGCTTGAGCAGTGTTCGATGGGTGAGGTTTAAACGCATTTGCTTGTCTCCAAAAACCTCAGTATGATGGTATTTATAGTTTTATGCACTAGGGAAAACACCTATTCCCTGCATCTTTTTTCTGTGCGAAAGTCCTATCACTGCTATTTGGCAGTGGTCAACAGGAGTTACAAATGCCAACCGATGAAGAAAGATTTAAATACGAGTGCTGGGCGATTGTCCAGGAGTTAGACCCAGATGATATTGCTGATGCAATCCAAGACAGCGTTGCCCTGGTGGAAGCCATCAAAGCAAACCATGCAGAAGATGTTGCAAGCATCGTGATGAACAGAGTAGAACTCAAGGTGCGGCGCAGGGCTGAGTTGCGAGTGTTTGATGTTGTCAAGACCCCTTGGATTGATGACATTGAAGAACTGCAAGCCTACAGGAATCTACGCATTGAGCGAGTGCAAAAGGCACTTGAAGAGCGCAAGATTCTGGAAGCTAAAATGGATGGCCCTTTTCAACAAATGTTTGATGAGTGAGGATGATATGAAGATGAAGTCTAGACTACAAGAAATCATTGGAGACAATTCAGATGAAACATTTGATGACTGCGATCAAACGAGTCCTATCCTATTTCGAGATTGTGACCTTGCAACCCAGCTTGCCTATCTTGCTGAGAGACAAAACACCAGCAAAGATGACCCTGCCAACCCTGGCAATCACAGACCCTAAATTTGTCTATAAGAATGCTTCTTGCACAGACATAACTCACACATTTCAAAAGGCTAAAGATGAGCGACTTCAACGATTACGCAACGATGCTGATAGCAATCGAGCAAAAGACCAAAGCATTGGAGAACAAGTGTCTAAACAAAAACTACGCAGGGTTCACGGCTGACATTCAAACAATTCAAAGCCAACTGACTTTGCTGACAATGTGGATCACACAAGCACAAGGAGAGCAAATTAGGGAAAACACCTATAGAATTCTCAACAAAGTCTGACAAAATTAAATCTCACTAACAGGAGTTACGAATGAATGTATATCAAAAACTGAACGAGGCCCGTGAGCAATTTCATAAGGCCAAACTCAAGAAATCAGGTCACAACAAGTTTGCAAATTACTACTATTTTGAACTTGGTGACTTTGTAATCCCAGCGCTAGAAATCTTCAAGCAAATTGGTTTGACCTCAATCATCAGCTTTGGCAAAGAAGAAGCCAGCATGACGATTGTGAACAACGACAAGCCAGAAGAAAAGATCGTTCTCACAAGTCCAATGTCTTCAGCAGCCTTAAAGGGTTGCCATGAAGTGCAGAACCTGGGCGCTGTTCAGACCTACCTGCGCCGCTATCTTTGGGTGGCTGCCCTTGAGATTGTTGAGCATGATGCCTTGGATGGCACTGTTGGCTCAGACAAGAAGACCATCAAGCCCACTGATGGAGTCATTGTCTCCAAGGATAGGCAACACATCATTGCAGATGTTGCGATTGCCATTGCTGACAGAATCAATGCAGATGACATGATTGGGGCTTATGAGGAATACCTGGGAATCCATGACCAGGAGGAAAAGGTGGCGTTATGGGCATTGCTTCCAAGCAATGTTCGTAGTGCTTTGAAGAAACATGGCGAATCTTTGAAAGGCTAATATGGAAAAGAAAGACAACTCTGGCGTTTTGTTTAAGAACGACAAAAAGGAATCAGCTAACCAGCCCGACTACAAAGGCAACATCACTGTTGATGGTCAAGAGTATTGGCTCTCAGCATGGATCAAAGAGGGCAAGAGTGGCAAGTTCATGGGCTTGGCAGTCAATCCCAAGGATGGACAACCTCCAGCAGCTAATCCTAAAAAGATAGTTTATGCGGATGACGATATTCCCTTTTGATAAACCTCACGGGGCTACGGCCCCAATTTAATAGGAGTTAATGATGACAAAATTAGACAAAATTTGGTTTGGTGGTGCAGTCGAGAAGTTCTTTGGAACTGCGCCGTTTAAACTTGCTCGCAAAGAAGACCCTGCCACTTCCCACATGGCAGCACAGGCAATCGACACCACTAAGATGGAGTCACTGGTCTTTGAAACCATTGCGGCCTTTGGCCCAGATGGTTGCATCTCAGACGATGTACTTGCCAAACTACCATTCCTGCCCTATTCCAGCGTCACAGCCCGATACAAGGCGCTGATTGACAAGGGCTTCATTGAGGTCATTGGAACCCGTAAAGGCGTTTCTGGGCGGCTCCAAAGGGTTATGCGTAAGCTAGGGTAAATCCCTATTTCAATCTCTGTCAGACAAGGCAGAATTGGCGCATGAACCAACAACAAACAACCCGTTTAAATGCTTTCTGGCAGGATGTAGAAGCTCACAAGGCTCTCAATCCATCCCTGCCAGAGAGTGCCCTTGTAATCCTTAAATCTGTGGCCTTGGATGCCCTCCTTGCCGCACAAGACATTGAACAGATAGGAGTGAATGATGCAAACAATTGAATTTGTGCCTTTTGATTGGGTAGACGATGACTTCAATCCAGAGATTGACCGCATTGAGGTTGATTACCAATGGCATGAAGCAGATGATTCTGTTGGCTTAATCGCATACTGTGAGAAAACAGTAAAGTGGATGCGCTTTAACCTGGAAATCAAGGACATAACAGACGAGTTGTCCTATGCTGATTTGGCATATCTAAAGCATGAAATCAAGCGTAACGATCAGGAGATTGCAGATGAAAGAACCTGAAGACGAGGCTTTCGAGGAGTTGGCCTTGAAGCAAGGGCAATGGAGCCATACAAGTGGCTGGCGCAAGAAGCAGATTGCTCACATGGATGTTTACTCACATCCAGCAGAGTTTACTCACTTGCACCGCAATGATGTGATTGAAGAAGTTGCCCAACACATTGAGAAATGCAGCTTGGCATTTGGAAAAGATAGCATTCAATCGTTTGCTGTGTACATAAGGAATATGAAAAAATGACTGACAAAGAAGCAATGAAGCTGGCGCTGAAGAAGGTAACGCTTGGAGAATACTTGCGCGGTTTACGGCTGTGTCAAACCGATATGTCATTGGAGAAAATGGCAGAAAAAATCGGTTGTGCAAAATCGTATTTGTCGGACGTTGAAAACGACAAAATAATGCCTACGCTTTCAAAGGCGGCAATCATGTCAAAGGCTTATAAAACAAGTCTAAATCAGATGGGGAAATATATATGAGCATAGAAGCAATGAAACAGGCGCTTGAGGCGTTGGAAAGCAAGTATCTTGTCGGATGTGGAGCATGGCGTGTTCAGCAAGATCAAGCCATCGCCGCCCTACGCCAAGCCATAGAGCAAGCAGAGAAGCAGAAACACGCTGAGCAATTAGCTGAAAAAGGCTGGCAGTATTTTGAGTGCCCAGCTTGTGGCTCTGAGGGGGCTAAAGCATTTCCAAAACAAGAGAAGCAAGAGCCTGTGGGGTGGTTTACTCAGGCACGCAACTTTGTGTCTTTACATGAATTTACAAAAGAAGAAGCAAAACTTTATGGGTGGAATGCACTCTACCTTCACCCACCACAGCGCACAGAGCCTGATGACATTGCGTCCATCCTGGCCTGTCGAGATATGCTAGACGCACAACCAGTGCCGCCTCGCACATGGGTAGGCTTAGAGGGTGCAGAATTTGGATGGTTTTGTCATACAGATTTTCTTAATGCTAGAAAATACACTAAAGAGCAACGAAAGAAAATTTGTTGTCAACTTTTATCTGAGGCCCAATCTTGGGATATTAAACAATACCAACTAATGATGCACGACAGCACCAAACTCAAGGAGAACACATGAAAGCACGACAAGTATTCCACGCACTAATGTTTAGTAAGGGCTATACAGAGGCTAATCTAGCCATGACAAAAACCATGTACACCAATCAATCCATGCAAAGTAGATGGAACTATTTTCTAGCAGGATGGGAAATGAGGGGCGTTTGTGATTGAGACAATCATCACAATCTTTGCCATAGGCTTTCTAGGCATTGCGTTAGCCATTGGAGGCGTTTGCCTGATGGTTTGGATGGCACTTAATGAGGATTGAAATGCCAAGACCCAAAAGTGAGTTAACCAGCGTTGCAAAGACTGTCAGCATAAGACTTATTCCTGCCCATTACGCTGAATGGAAACGGCTAGAAGGCACGAAATGGTTACGCCAACAGCTATCTCAAAGCATCAAGAGCCAAGAACCGCAAAAGCCTCATTTGTATGCTTTACGCGATCATCTAGGCCAATTGTTCCGCCGTTAATCTTTTTGGTCAGTCCAACCCAATCAGCAGCTTCTGCAAGGTTGTTGCAGTTATGGGTTGACCAGAACCAACCAGCAGTCAGTGCCGCATATTTGGGCGTTGCCACAAGGTCAGGCTCCATCACAAAGTCAACTCCCAAGGCTTGACCAGCATGGAAGTAGTTTGCATGGCCCGTCAACTGGATGCACCCACGGCCTCTGAACCGATACCCGTCACCAGATGCTTCATCCCTGTTTCCCATACGACTGCTGTACACCTTGTTGGCAATCTTCTTGGGATTCCTAGCATATTGGTTGGCAATATCAAGGGTGGGAAACCTTGCTTTCCACAGCTTCATCAGGGTTTCAGCACGATAGTTAAGGTTTTCTTCCAGGGTCTTGAAGTGCCCACACTCATGTCCACATTGACCAATGAATGCCGCTTGCTGACGCTGTGTGTTAATGCCAAAAGTGTTGAAGGTTTCATTTAGGGCATCAACCCACTCAGCCCCAATGTGGAGTTTTTTCAGTTGCTCACTATTTACCATTTATCACCCCCATTACCTTGTTATAACTGTCGATACACGCATTCAGTTGCGCTGTGTTTCTGTCGCCTTGGGCGATGATTTCGGCAATGGCTGCGAGGGTTGCTCTGTCGGAGTCAGAAGTTTCATAAACCTGTCTGACAGGTTCACTTCTCTCTTTTGGGCTATCTCCGCTGGGAGTGGGGGCATTTGCGGGGGCTTGTACACAACTTGTGGACGGGAGCCGCAACCTACCAGCACGAATAGCAGAATCAAGAGAAGACTGTTTTTGAGTGATGACATTGTTGGCCTCCGAAAGTTTGGTTGATTGTTCATTTAATTGTTGGGCAAGTTCACGCTCTTTCTCTCTTGCTTCATCATTCTTTTTGGCAATCTCGACTTGCATCTCAGCATCCCTATCACCCCATCCAACATGATGCCCATAGCCGTAAGCACCGCCCACAGCAATCATGGCCCCAATGATGAAGTATGGGTTAAGCATTCTTCACCTCTTGCCGAGCAAGGGCGATTTCTTCCCGCACAGAATCGGCTTCTAAATGTTGGGGTGGGGTGGTGGGGGGAGGTGGGGGAGTCCAGCTTTCATCTAAAGGTGGATTAACCCAAGCAGGTAAAGCACCAGAGGGAGAAGTCCAGGTGGAGGTTGCAGGAGGGGCAGGAGGGGCAGGAACAGGCGTAGGAGGCGCTGAAGTTGCAGGTGTAGGCGTTGGGCTATTTACAGTCCCTACAGCCCGTTTGCCAACAATCCCACCGATACCGCCAACAATGAGAAGAACAATGTCGTTTAGCATCTTGGTATAGGCTTGATCGATGGGAGCCATGCTCTTGATAGGCTGAGTTACAAAAGTAACCGAATAAAGCAATGAGAACACGATGCCAAACAAAATGATGGTAATCATCACCACCACAAAGCCCCAAATACGAACTTCTAGGTCTTCAGGAGAGTATTTACTTTTTGTCATCATCGGCCTTCTTTTCTTCAACCTTTGGTGGGTCAATTTTCGTGGTCAAGATAGGTGCTACAAGATATTCAGGACAGGTTTGGGTGAACAAGCATCTGGGCTTTTGGCACTCAGGAAGGTCAAATTTATCAGGATTCTGGCAAACATAGCGGTATCTGTCTTCACATCCACTCAGCAAAAGAACCACCGCAATGGATACAACAATCACGCCCCACAGAAACCTATTTTGATTCATTGCGTTGCCTATCCAGTTGTTGACGCTCGTACTCTAACTGTTGGCGCAGTCTTTCCATGCGCTCAATCTGCATTTTGCTTTCCTTTTGTGCAGCCAATGTGTCATAGTAAATGCTTCCCAACAGCGGAAGCAGTAGGACAAAGACCAGCACCATAGCAACTAATGCGACTAGAAACCCCATCTTACCTTTCGATCCATCACTAGAAGGCTGAAGAACAGGACTAGGTAGAGGACGAACACCAAACAGGCTACCACGTAGATTGCCTTGTCCTGGATTGCGCTTATTACCTTTCTGCGTTGCCATTCAGCCTCTCGTTGTTTCTTTTCTTGAGCCAACCTTGCTTCTTCTTGTTCAGCAATGATGATGACCCGCATCTGGTTCACCCTGGTGTACAAGTTACCCAACTCTGGGGGTGACTGATACACCATAATCTCACGAATCTCTTTGGCTAACTTCTCAAACTGGGTCTTGGCAAGTTCCCTGTTTAGCGCCGACTCCATGATGTTCTGGCTTGGGTCATAAACAGTTTTAGACTTCTCTTCTTCTTCTCGAATGTGGTCTGCAAGCTGTTGCTGAACCCTGAAGAACTGCGACAGATTTGCCGCCAAGTCAGAGACAACCTTGTTCTCATCCCAAACCTCTGGTTCAGCTTTCTTTGCCTTGGGAGCAACAACAGGGACTGTGGGTTGAGGCTTTTTCTTCTTGAAGAACCCAAAGAAGCCACCCACTTCTTCAGCAATAGCCGTGACCTCTTTAACAGTCTTTTGGGCTGCGGCAACAGTTCCCTTGACCTCTTTATAGAGTTCACAGCCTTTGCGAATAGCTGCGACACAGCCATTTGCCATTGCCAGAAGGGTGAGAGGATCAATCTTATGCTCCTTATTCGGCAGGAGCTAGTTGTTGCTCTTGCTGTTGTCTTTCTGCCAATTTTTTCATCAACTCCGCTTCTATTTCTTCTCTTGAAAAAGGCTGGTTTTCCATAACGGGTTCAGTAGGAGTAATTGATGGCTCAGTCGCAATTGTTGGCGCTTCTATGCTCATTTGTGGCCCAGCACGCATTACTTGTGCCCCAATAAATTTAGGAATAGCCGTAGATTGAGTCATGCTCGTTAAAGCATCCAATGTCTTCTGTGATCTTGGGGTTAAAGAACCAGCCCTTAGAAACTGTGCGCCTTCTGGAGTTAACAAAGCCTTCATAGCCAGATCATCACTTAATCCACTTTTACCAACCATGTTTAACAAATCAAGCCCAACTTGAGCTGTTTTTGCCATTTCGTATCCTGCACCAGCGCCAACAGTAGCTGCCACACTAGACTTTAAGCCTTGCGGAACAGTATCTGCTCCTTCAGGAACAACGCCGACTTGCATTTTTCTAGAAAATATTGCTGCATCTTTCATGCGTTTGCCAAACTCATCCACATTTGTTCCAAGCGATTGAACAAGGGCATCCTTAGAGTTTTTAGGCAAACTTTCCCAGTTTGATGCTAATGTTCCCAGGTCAACTGACAAAACTCCAGCACGATTTTCTTTTTTGGCTGAATTGATAAAGTCATCGTAAACATTCTTGTCAATAAATTTCAATGCTTCTGCATCAGTATCTTCTACATATCGTCTAAATAAACCACGATTGTATAAGTCAAGATTTTTGTATTCTCCATACAACTTGTCAAAAGAAACCTCAGACAAAGACTTGTCTTTTAAGAAACTAGGAATTCCTTGAGCAATAGCATCGTTGTAAGCCTCAGATGCTTTTTGAACCTTATTCCTAGCTGTAATCAACAGGTTTGTAGTGGCAATATCATCAGGAGTTTTTGCTAAAAGCCTTGATGCTCTTAAATCATCTTTAAGACCGCCAAAGATGGCAGAACTAATTACTTTCTGGTCTGTCAAAGAAATGTCCTTAATCAAAGACTCTCCTTGTGCAGCTTTTCTTCCAAACTCAGATAGCAACGATTGTGTTTGCTCAACAGTTAATCTGTTTGTTTGAGGCATTCCTTCAGCAATTAACCGCCTTGTTTCTCCAACTGAAATTTCAGGACTTGCTAATTTTTGTTTAAAGTTTTCCAAAAAAGTAACAGCATTTTTAGAGCTGTCATTTGCTCCTTTTCTGTATCTGTCTAATAACCTTTCAACATTAGAAAACATATTTTCTGTACTTACTACTCCTCGACCACCACCATATTCTTTTGCTTTTTCAAAGGCAGTAGAGCCAGCCGTTTTTTGTTCTTCAAATAGCTTCAATATTTTGTTTTGAACAGCTTGTGTTGCGCTAATTGCGGCTTGTCTTTCATCTGTTATTTTTGAAACAGGCTGCATCCCTTCCAATGCTGATTGGGTTGCACCTTGCTCAAGTTTTGAAAACAGTTCTGCATATTTTGGATTAACACGCAATCTTTGAATTAAACTAGCAATTTCAGGGTCATCAGAACCCTGTCCAAGAACCATGAAGTTCTTAAATTTGTTTTCTAACTCAGGTGGAATGTCTTTGACAAAATCTTTGACCGCTTTATTTTCGGAATAAGCCTTTGCTCCCAATACGCCGCCTTTAACCAAATATGGAGATGCTTGTATGGCAATTTGTGCCAACGGGCTTTCTGGAGCAATTGTTTGAGCTAAAAGTCCAGTTGATCCACCTGCAACAAACTCACCAGTTAAGCCTTTTCCAGTTCTGGAAAAAAGCCCAGGCAATCCAACTGCACTTGTCAATGCCGCAGGAGCGCCAGCCGCACCAAATTCATAAGCGCCACGATATCCTGGTATTGTTCGTACATCAATGCCACTAATATCTTTTATGCCCTTTGATATTCCAGCAGTAGAGAAAGCATTTGGGTCTTTGCTCTTTTTGAGGTAATCATACAAATTACCATAGCCACCAATAATATCAATTACACCCCTTGCACTACCTTTAAGTAAAGACTCTGTTATTTTTTTAACCGCCTGGAGAGTGGTTTCCTCTTGCTTTGGCTCAAGCACAGATTGATAGCCAAGATTGACAACGCCTTCTCTACGAGCAATTTCTGCTTGTATTTCCTCTTTTGTAAATTTTTCAGCCATAACTTACCTCGATGGTTTAGCGTTTTTAAGCATATCTTGCAATTGTTCTATGCTCATTCCTTGTAAAGCACTAGAGCGAGATGGTGATTGTCCTGAAAAAATAGGAATTTTTGGAACATATCCTCTCAGGCCATTATTTTTTGGGTCTCTTGCATAGGTTTCCAATCTGGATGCTTCTTGAACAATTAATTGATTTTTTTCAACCATAAATTCAATAAGTTGTTTACGAGCTTGTGGACTGTTTTCAAGTTGAGGGACAAGGCTTCGTATAAATTCCACATCTTTATTTGAAACCTGACCACCAAGTTTTCCATTGAGCGTTGCTAAAACAAGATCACCAGCAGTCTTTTGATAATTTACTGAATCAGCAAGAGTTTTATCATCTTTTTCACCTGTCAATCCAATAGTTTTAAGAAAATTTGTTGCTCCAACACGACCAGCGGCAAATGATCCGCTAATCAAAGCATTTTGATCCAATTGATTTAGTGTATTTAATGAGTTCAAGGCAGCAATAGAACTATCTTTCATAGTCATTGCATTGTCTACTCTATCAGCATCTTTTGCGCCAAGACGCTTTTTAAATTCATTCTCTCCAGAATCTACTTGAACTTTTGTAGTTGCCGTTGTTCTGTCAACACCACCAAAATAAGGAACACGCATCTGTTTACCATCTGCGCCTTTTTGGTAGATGTATTGCTGGTCATTGTTTACATCAAGGTAAACAGGTTCTCTACTTCCCATTGCAACACCAACTTCTTTTACATTTCCAACCTTTGGTTCTTTTGTTGTTAGTCGCTGTAATTCTGATCTATATTTTTCAATATATTGGGGTGATCCAACAGGAAACTCAGCACCAGCAATTGCAGCAGCATTTCTCATCTCTCCAGATGTTGATTCTGGTTTTGTTGTCAATTCAGTCAATTTATCTTGATATGCTCTATTGAACTCAGGAGAACCAGGACGACCAACAGATGCCGCAAAAGCCAAAGCATTTCGTTGCTCAGAAGTCATCTTCTCCGCAGTACGCTGTTGCACCAAGGCCAAATCACTAGCCGCTTTACGAGCATAGTCAGCCAATGCACTAGCAGTAGCCGTATCGCCCATCTGAGCCGCCATCTGTGATCCACGCATGATGGACTCAGGATCATTCATATCAATCTGTCGTGCCAAAGCATTGCGTTGGCTAATCAGACGCATCTGAGGGTCTTCTACACCCATTGCAGAGGCAAATGCACCACCAAACTGTTGACCAGCCCTGGCAGCACCATAGGATGCTTGCTCAAGAGGAGCCATTTGTGCCAATTGCATAGCCCGTTGACGAGCCATCTGATCCCGCTGTTCTTGGTACAACTCAGGAGTCACGCCAAATAAACTTCCAACAATATCTGCCATGATTATTTCCTTTATGGATTACCGCCAGTTAAAAACGATTGAACTGCCGCTTTAAATTGTGGATCATCTGCAAGACTCGTAAACAACGAACTATATGGGTTAACAGATGATGTTGGCAACAAAGTTCTTGCCGCATTAGTTGCCGCAGTAGTAGTTCTACCACCCAATGCAGTACCAATATCCAATGCTCCACCACCCATTCCCTCAACAGCACCAGCAGTACTCAACAGAGTCTTGAATGGATCATAGGCAGAAGTCTGACCAGCAGTGTACTTGCCAAGGAACTCACCACCAGCACCAAGCAACCCTTTGCCAAACAGAACACTCTGTTGACCTGCTTGCTGTGCCCCTGCCGCCAATTGAGCATCTTGTTGAGCCAATGCGTTGTAATAGGCTTCCATCTCAGGAGTAGTTGCACCAAGACCTCTAGCACCACTGGGACGGGCACTGGTTGCACCAACAGACAAGCCACCACGACCTTGCTGGAATAATCTATTTTCAAGTTGAGCATACTGACGCTCACGGCTAGGAGCCAACAAGTCTTGTTGCTTTGCCATGTAGTCAGAGGCAACTTGCTCTGGTGTTTTAGCCAGATACGATGTGCCCAAGTCAAACAGGCTTGTAGATGCCTTCTTCAGTGGGTCATACAGGTCTGCAACCTTCTTTGCCTCATCAAGACTCAAAGTTGCACCAGACATTAACTTGTCTTGGATTGCCTTCAGTTCTGGCGTTAGCGTATAACCAGCAGTGGCAAGATTACCTTTGTCATCGTATGTGTAGTCTGTGGCACCAAATCTAGTTGTCACGCCAACAGGCTTGAACTTTTGTGCTTCAGCGGCAGTTTTAGCGGCAGTAGTTGCAGTGTCTGTTGCCAGCTTAGTGCCAAACAAGCCAACACCACCAGAAATCACACTGGTTGCAGCTTTGGCAAGATTAGGATTATCTTTAAAGAACTTAACAACATCTTTAATTGTTAAGCCAGTTCCTTTTGAATAGTCTTCAATGGCTTTTGTAATTTCATTAGAAGTATATGTTCCAGCGATTTCTTGATTTATTTGATAAATCAATGCCTGTTCTTCTGGAGAATAGTTATATGGAGTTATGTCGTCTAACTCTGTTGCAATTTCATTGCCTTCTTCACCCATGATATTTCCTCCAGTATTTACAGTAGTTTGTGTGGTGTCTATTTTGGTTGCGTCTGTTCCAACAACATTTGCAACAGTCTGTGCAGGATTTATTACTCCTGAATTTATTGTTATTGGTGCAGTTGTTGTTGTGCTAAACCCAGAATTGTCATCAATAATGTCTTTTGTATCAAATGCTGATGCAGTTGTATCTTTTAGAAAGGGAGCCAAGCTATCTTGCAAGGCTGTCTGACCAGCAGTGACCTGTGCTTGATTGGCAACTGTTACTCCAGAATCTGGAATAAGAGAGTCTAGCTTTATGTTGCCAACACCTTGCGCTAATGCTTGCTCACCAGTTTTACCAGTAAGCAAGCCAGCAGTAGTTCCAGCAGCCACTTGACCAGCAACAGCAGAGCCAGTTTCTCCAGCAACAGTACTTCCCGCAAGACCAGCACCACTGCTAGTAATGCCAGCTTTAACAGCATCCTCTGGGTTCTTACCAGCCAAAAGATTGGTTGATGTACTGGTAACAAAACTCTTTAATGTGCCAGGGTCACCAACAAGATAACTTCCAACAGCACCACCAGCAGCACCAACAACACCAGCTTTCAAGGCATCTTCTGGAGATTTACCTTGAGCAACCTGTAAGGCGGCATTTGCCAAACCACTTCCAACTGCCGTAGCAGTAGCTACAGAAGTTCCAACAGGAAGAAGTCCAGCACTTAGTAAAGAGTTCCCAATGCTTGCGCCAACCCCAGGCAATGCAACAGATGCAGCAATGGTAGCAATCAGTGGTGCATTTTGAGAAAGGCTTAAATCTTTGTCTAGTTGGGCTAGATTTGTAGTGACTGCTTGTTCAACGGGTTGAAATAAACTTGTGGCTGCTCTACTAATAGATGCACTTGGGTCTAAGCTGGCAAAAGCGGCTCCAATATTTCCGCTAAACAAGTTGCTAAAAAAGTCACCACCATCACTTTTCGGATAGACAATACCTTGAATAAATCCTTTATTGTCAATAAAACTTTGGTCAGTGTTTGATGTCGCCCCGATAGAATATGCTGGCTGACCTTGATATGTAACCATGCCTTGAATAGCCGGTTTCTCTGGGGTTATTTTATAATTTACCGCATTTGCATTGGTGTATTTGGTTAAATCACTTAGCTTCCAAATATATCCACTTCCGGGGTTTGCATAAACCTTTTTAGCTTTCTCACCAAAATAAGCATCTTTAGGAAGCGTAATAGATGAGGCCGCTTGCATTACTTTGGGATTTAATGCCCATTCTGGATAAAATTGCTCTCCATTGTCAACATACCCTCTATCTATAAATTCTTTAGGAGCAAAAGCATAAACTTGGTCATTTGAATCTGTTAATTTAAAAAGAACAGGAGAATCTGTTTGTCCAAATTGTTTGATGGTATATGCTGCCATGTCAAACCCCCAATGCCAAAAGAACCTGCAAGCACTTGCAAGTTACATTGAGATTGTTTTGTACTGCGTTCATTAGACAGTGCCATTAGCCACAATGTTGCCCAACACAGTCAGGTTGCCAGAACTGTCAATCTTCATTACATCAGTTCCTGAGTGACGAATAAGTAGATTAGACCCACTCTCAACAAAGCTGAAGTTTGTAAAGGTTCCATCTGCCTTGGTTGCAATGGCAGTCTGAATGTTGGTGAACTCAGTATCAATCTCAGTTCCCTTGACAACCTTGCTTGCATTCCCTGGCGACAAAGCATCTTTAGCCGCAAAGTTGGTGGTTTTGGTGTAATTTGCCATGTTTCTTCCTTAAACCAGTTTGCCATTCTTGGCTTGAATCTCAATCTTTTGAATGCTCACAGGATACCCATTGATCTGCACTTCATAACCAGTTTGCACAGTTTTTCCAGAACCAGTTGTTTGACCAACTAATGTCTGCAAAGAAATGCCCTCTGAGTAATAGGCAACAGGAGAGCCATTTGATCCATATTCAGCAGTTCCATACTCAGACACAGTTGACTGAGGAATTTGCAGTGTGGTGGAGTAATACTGACCAGAGAAGTCATATCCCCATTTGATGATGAATCCTTGGCTTGAGCCACCAATCACCACCACAGCAATACGCTTTAGGATAGATGTAACATTGGGCGCACCCAGGTCAGCATAGGTGGTGAAATACTGTAGGCGGTATGTGCTTGCATGGTCAAGATAAGTCCCATACTTACCCACATAGCCATTCTTGCCAATCAACAGATCTCCATTGCGTTTAGCAAGGAAAGCAGTTGGAGTGATGGAATCCCACACAGTTACCCGTGAAGAACCATCTTGCAAAGCCGCCTTTGTATCAAAGCAATAAGTCTGGGTTGCAAGAGGAAAGTTAATCAGGTAGAAAGCATTTGACTCTGAATAGACTGCCTTGATGTTTGCTAATGTCTCAGCATTCACAATTGCCATTAAGTCATTGCGAACATTCTTAGATAAATCCCGCAAAGGAGCAGACTTCTCTTGAATCGTTCTAAGCAATGAACGCACACCACTGTTTGACAAGAAAACCACATCACTGCCTGTGTTGGCAATGGAGTCCCTTGCAATGCAACCAATGTTGCTGATGGTGTCACTCAGAGACAGGCTTGATGGTGTTGTTGCATTTGCATAAATCAGGACTTGGCGCTTACCAAAGATAATCAAGAATCCATTGTGTGCTGCCAATCCTGTAATCTCATCAGACCCATTGGGCCATACCCGTGAAATGTCCAAAGAACCAGAAGTTCCTGTTGACCATACATGACCAGCCAACAAGTCAGAGAAATAGACAGTTACATTGTCAGCAGTGCTACTAGCAGTCCATAAACGACCATAGGCAGAGATAACAATGTTGGTCTGGGGAGCAGTTGCAACATAACCAGTTTTCTCACTCACACGCCTGTATGTAGTGGTACTTACAGCAGGGTCATAGATTAGTGGGTCATAGCCTGACTGAAAGAAATATGTGATTCCATTCAAAGAAGCACAATGCCAGTTGCTTGCGGTAATGGTGGGGCCAGTGCCTCCACCACCATAGGTCAACTCTGTTACTGTGTTTGTTGAACTCAGTTTAAACAGCTTATTATTTCCAGCAAACAGAACAGTCAAAGTGCCATCAGTCTGCACCAACTCATGGATGACTGTTACATTATTTGCACCAAGGTTCCCAGAGGATGTGTTAACCCTTGAAAAGCCTTTGCGAGAGCCAATGCGCCCGTATTGGTCAATCACGCAGTTTGTTGCAATCGCAGCGTATCCAGCCGCTAAATCAAGCGGAGAGTCCTGTGTATTCAACCCATAAAAACCTGGAGCCGATACAGAAAATGTCTGGATTTGTTGGCTCATGTTGATACAAATTGCTGATTTTCTGGATACCGATTTGCCTCTAAAGCAATGTAATCGGAGAGCATGGATCGGAATAATGTGTATGCCTCTGATGAAGACAATCCACCATCTTCACCACGCTCAACCAATGCCCTAGCATACGCACCTTGAGCAACAACTACATCAGACACAAGGACAACAGTGCTATTAGATGCCAAAGTTGCCTGGGGTATCGTTAGACTGAATTTTAGTGTGTATACGCCATTAGGGATTGGAAATAAAGTTACTTTTGTATCGTAAGAAGCGTCTACTCCATCAAAAGAAAATTCTGTTGGAATTGAGTTGACCAAGGGTAAAAAGTTCTGTTTGCGGTTCATGTCCACAAATGTGATATTGGTCAATCCAACATTACTGGTTGTGTTGATAGCATCAAGCACTTGGAATTTCTGACCAGAACCTGTGAGTGAATATGTTGGAGTTGAAGCCACAGTAGTCACAGTAATGGTCTGTCCTAACGCATTCCAACCATACGAATCTTCAACTTGACGCTTTGCATCATTTACAAACTTTGCAACCAAAGTGGAATAGGTGGTTTCGTTGTAAGTGGTTACAACAGGCTCACGCAAGCGGATCAACACATCGTTGACAAGTTCTAGTAGTGTCATGCTCTTGCCAACCCTTCTTGTTCAAATGTGGCTATAAAACTGAATGTGCTTCCTGCTTCAGTAGTTATTTTGATCTTGTCATCTTCTTCTAAAACAATGTAGGCATTGCCATCAAACTGAAGATAGTTTTTTGATGTGAAATTGTATTGAGTCAATATATCAAGCGTAGTATTAGCACTTGCGTCATACCATTGAACAGTTATATGCTTGGTAGAGCCGCCTGTATTGTGTATATACATGACGGTAAATTTGGCGTAATAGCCCTTTGGACAGGTATAGACTGTTGTGTCTACTGCCGCTGTAGGACTAACACCAACTGATAATGCTCTCATTTCGCCTTTGCCTTGTTCCTTGCGGATATAGCTTTAGCTTTTGCCTTTGCGTCAGCCTTGGAGTTTGCACCCCATGCCTTTAG